AGTTCTTCGCTTCGGTTTATCCTACCATTTCATCTGGTCAAAGTTCGAAGGTTTTAATTACTTCGACACCGAACGGTATGAACATGTTCTATCGTATCTGGACCGAATCAGAAGAAGGTAGAAATGCTTATGCTCGTGTCGACGTTCACTGGTCACAGATTCCAGGCCGTGACGAAGCATGGAGAGAACAAACGATCAGCAATACGTCTGAAGATCAGTTCAGACAAGAATATGAGTGTGAGTTCCTTGGATCTTCCAACACTCTGATTCATCCTACCAAACTTCGTAACATGGTCTATAAGCATCCGATTGCGCAGGCAGACGGTGGACTCAAGATCTATGAAGAGCCAGAACCGGATACAATCTATGCTATCGTAGTTGATACTTCTCGAGGAGCTGGAGCCGACTATTCTGCTTTCATTGTCGTCAACGTATCGACGATGCCTTATCGACAAGTGGCCACATATCGAAACAACTTGATATCGCCGATGATCTATCCGAACATCATCTATAATGCGGCTATCAAATATAACGATGCTCTTGTTCTTGTCGAAACGAACGACATTGGCCAGCAGGTGGCTGACATCTTGCACTACGATCTTGAGTATGACGGCGTTCTGGTAACCGCAAATAACGGCAGAACAGGACAAAGTCTGTCAGGCGGTTTTGCTACGACGACTCACTATGGAGTCAAGACTACAAAGCAGGTGAAACGAGTTGGCTGTGCCACACTCAAGACTCTCGTCGAATCTGATAAGTTCTTGATCTATGACTATGACACTATCTATGAGCTGACACGCTTCTCTCTGAAGAACAGCTTGAAAGGCAATCAGTCATACGAAGCCGAAGACGGTAACGATGACATGGCCATGTGCTGTGTTCTCTTTGCCTGGTTAACTACACAACCTTATCTCAAAGAAATTACGAATGTTGATATTCGTATGCAAATCTATGAACAGAATGAGAAGATGCTCGAGCAGCAGATGCTTCCATTTGGGCTCATGAGTACAGGCGATGACATTCATGATGAAGAAGTCAACGAACCACTCTTCGACGGTGGTCCAAAAGATGATTTCTGGGTTGCCAAGAAGATGGGATTCTTTGAAGGAAACTTTTGATATGATACACGAATATGATCTCAATATTAGAAAAATGATAAAGCCAATGAAGGTTGCTTTACAGCATCCTGGAAAAGCTTTGCCTTTTATTTTACAGGTCGTAAGGCATGGCAGTGGTCCTTCTCTGAAGTACACATATAAAAAGATGCTTGAAACCAAAACTGGTGGAGAGATGGCGTATAAAAATGAAGAAATATCTCAATATTTGCCTTCGCTTTCAGAGCGACCAGAAGGATCCGTAGGCCAAGAAACTTACAACTATTTTGGTCGTCATCGAGAGAACGTACAAAAAGCAAGTCGAAGAACAAAGATTAATGACGAGTGGGTAGAGGCCAAACATCCATATAGTTGGATGGCAAGAAGATATCGAGATACACATGATATATGGCACATTCTGACGGGTTATCCTACAAGTATAGAAGGTGAAATGTGCATTGCAATGTTTTCGTTTGCGCAAACGAGATCGATCGCTTGGTTAATAATCGGTGTGGGTGTTATATTGGCAATTCTAAACCATTTGAGAAATCCTCTAAAATCTTTCACTGTATTTAAAATGGCATACGAAGCGTATCGAAATGGCAAAAGGGCTAAATTTCTATTAGCCGAAAATTATGATGAACTACTATCTGAAAATATAGATTCTGCTAGGGAACGACTGAACATCCGCTTACCGAAAGCCTTTGTTAACAGATCTCCTAATTTTTTGAAGTTATAAATAAAGCAAATGCAACTTATATGACTAACCTTTAAAGGGAGATAACAATGGCGTTTCAAGTCAGCCCAGGAATTAATGTTTCCGAAATTGATCTTACAACAACTGTTCCGGCACTTGCGACTACGGTCGGCGGTTTCGGCGGAGTATTTCGTTGGGGACCAGTAGGAAAGTTTGTTCTTGTAGATTCAGAAAATACACTCGCAAATCGCTTCGGTAAACCAACTTCAGACAACTACGAAACGTTTTATACAGCAGCTAACTTCCTTTCTTATGGAAATGCTTTGTATGTTTCTCGTGCTGCGACTACAACTGGTTTTTCTAATACAGCAACTATTACTCTCGATTCAGACGTATCGCTTGCCGCGAATGGTACAGCACTCGGTCTGACAGCTGGACTTCGCGTACAAGGTGATGGCATTGCAGAAGATACTTTTGTAACAGCAGTAACTAACAGCGCTATTACAATTTCAAAGGCAGCAACCGCAAGCGCTTCAGCACTTCTTTCATTCTTTGCTAACGCTACGACACTTTCTGCTTATGCTGGTAATACGGCTGCAGTTGTTGCATCGAACGTAGTTATTCGCAACTCAGAAGAGTTCGAAAACAAAGGTGCAACGAACACAGCATTTACAGGAACAGAGTTCGTAGCTCGTTATCCTGGTGCACTCGGTAACTCGCTGAAGGTTTCGATGTGCGATAGCGCAACACAATATGCCGAAACAGTTACATTCGAAACTAATACCACTTGGGGTTCAACAACTGCAAACACATATGCTCTTGCTGATCTTACAAGTGCCACTATGTCGATCGCCGTAGGCAGCAACACTGCTAACGTAGTATTCGTATGGTCTGCAGACGAATTCTCTGATCGTGTAGCTACTGCTACTGGTGCGCAAACAGTCGGTTCGAATGGCGTATCAGCCAACTTCATCTCTCTGACAGCCGCAAATACAGCCTTCACAAACGGCGATGCAATCTGGTATGCAAGAGGAGCAGCTTCGACTGCGAATAGCATTCAAGGTCTATCTGAAAATACAACATACTTCATTACTGGAGCGAATACAACTGGATTTACTCTATCGTTAACATCAGGCGGCGCAAACGTTGCTATCTCTAACGGTGCTGCAAACTCAGACGTATACTTCACGAAGCAAACTGCTGGTGGTTTAGGTCTTACGCTTGCACAAGCTCGTCTTGCTGTAACCGCACTTAAAGATAAGATTACTGTAGGTGATTACATCGAAGTTGGTAACACAACAGTCGGTAAGCAAAACATGAAGGTTACTTCGGAAGGCGCGCAAGCCGATGACGGTACGAACATCTTCTTCAACATCGGTTTCGATTCAACTTGGAATAAGTCGACTAACTTCAGCGGTACTTCATTGAAGCGTCAATGGGAATACTTCAACGTTGTCGAGTCTGCTCCTGGTGTATCTTCATCGATGACAAATGCAGGTGGTTCTATTGTCGACGAAGTTTCAGTTGTTGTAGTTGACGAAGACGGTCTGATCAGCGGAACACCCGGTCAAGTTCTTGAAATCTACCAAAACCTTTCACGTGCAACAGATGCCAAGAAAGATGACGGTACGACTAACTACTATAAGACTGCAATCAACGACTTCTCACGTTGGATTTGGGCTACAAACGATCGTGACGGTGCAGCTTCTAATACTCTGTCAAACGTTGCTAATTCTACTAACACGACAACTTACACACGTTCGTTCGTTCGTGGTACAGACGGCGCTAACGAAAGCACAGTGTCGATGGCAGCTCTTGGTTCTGCATATGATCTCTTTGCAGATGCAAGCACAGTCGATGTTTCTCTTATTCTTCAAGGTAAGGCAATCGGAACTAACGACGTTCAGCTAGCCAACTATCTGATCGATAACATTGCAGAAGTTCGTAAGGATTGCGTAGTATTCGTTTCTCCTGCATATTCTGATGTTGTAGGTATTAACGTAGAAAATCAACAAGCACAGAACATCGTAGACTTTAGAAATGCTCTGCGTAATACTTCATACGCATTCCTCGACTCTGGTTACAAGTATCAGTACGACAAGTATGCGGATGTATATCGCTACGTTCCACTGAACGGTGACATTGCCGGCCTGACAGCTCGCAGTGATAGCCTCAGAGATCCTTGGTTCTCTCCAGCTGGATTTACTCGCGGTCAAATCAGAAACCTTGTGAAGCTTGCATTCAGCCCTGGAAAAACTGAAAGAGATCTTCTTTATAAGAACGATGTCAATCCAGTTGTCACATTCCCAGGTCAAGGCACAGTACTTTACGGAGATAAGACTCTCTTAGGTCGTACAAGTGCATTCGATCGTATTAACGTACGTCGTCTGTTCATCGTTCTTGAAAAAGCGATCGCTACAGCTTCAAACTCTACTCTGTTCGAATTCAACGACGAATTCACAAGATCACAGTTTGTTAATCTGGTTGAGCCATATCTTCGCGACGTTCAAGGCCGTCGTGGAATCTTTGACTTCCGTGTGGTTTGCGACGAGACGAATAATACTGCTGAAGTAATCGATAGCAACCGCTTTGTTGGAGATATCTACATCAAGCCTGCTAAGTCGATCAACTTCATCCAGCTAAACTTCGTCGCCGTAAGATCTGGTGTCGAGTTCAACGAAATCGCTGGCCAGTTCTAATAAATAAGATAAACCTAGGAGGAAAGTAAATGGCTTTTAATATCAATGAAATGAGAAGCCAACTAGCTTTTGGCGGTGCAAGACAAAACCTGTTCCAAGTGGATATTTTTAATCCTGCGAACAACTCAGGGGATGCAAAAACAAGATTCATGTGTCAGGCAGCCCAGCTGCCTGGCTCTGATCTTGGAGTCATTCCAGTGTTTTACTTCGGTCGTCAAATGAAGTTAGCTGGTGACAGAACGTTCGCCGAATGGACAGTAACAATCATCAACGATGAAGACTTCCTGATCCGTAATGCGATGGAAGAATGGTCGAATAGAATCAATCGCCTTCAACGCAACGTCAGAGAAATTGGTCCTGGATACAAGTCACAGGCGACAGTTACTCAGTTTGGTAAAGATGGCACGAAGCTCCGTACTTATGATTTTAACGGAATCTTCCCAAGTAATATCAGCCCAATCGAACTCGATTGGTCTACAACCGATCAAATCGAACTGTTCCAGGTAACGTTCCAATATGACTACTGGTCAGTTGGTCGTACTGGATCGACAGGTCGCGCCGGCGGTGAATAATAAGTAAAGGGTAATCATTCCCTTTACTTTTTTGTTATTTAAATTGGAGAACCCATGGCCGAGTTATTTGGTTTTGAAATTAAAAGAAAGCAAGAAGAAAAAGAGCTTCCATCATTTGCTCCTAAACAGGACGATGATGGAGCTCTTGTTCTTGCCGAAGGTGGAGCTTATGGCCAGTATGTTGATATGGAAGGTGCCATTCGCACCGAGTCAGAGCTCGTCTCGAAGTATAGAGAGATGGCTCAGCATCCAGACATCGAACTTGCTGTCGATGATATTATCAACGAAGCC